CCATGTTCATTATGGCAGGCACAATGCTAGTTGCAGCTATCACAGGAGCGATGCAGAATGTGGTTAGCGCGGTACGTAACGGTGTGCAGAACGCGGTTAATGCAGCCAAAAGTTTTGGCAGCGCACTGGTAAGCGTTGGTAAAGACCTAATTCAAGGCCTTATCAACGGTATTACGTCAATGATCGGTTCAGCTGTTCGTGCTGTCAGCAATGTTGCCGGCAAAGTAGTCGGGGCAGCTAAGAGTTTCTTCCACATTGGCTCACCATCTAAATTGTTCAATCAATATGGTCGCTGGCTAGACCAGGGCCTGGCAATTGGCCTTAACCATGACGCAGATGTAGCTGCCAACGCTTCAGCAAGTATGGCTGCAGGTGTAGTTGCAGCTGCGTCAGATATGACACCAACGCTTAATCCATTAGCAATTAGCAAGTCTAATGCTGGTGACATGCTGGCTAACGGGTTTAATCGGGCCTATGATGCAATCACCCAGGTTGGCGGTGCGTTAAGCAGCCTTAATGGTGCCAATGCAGGCATTGGCATTGATGAAACCGATCAGATTGACACATCATACAGCGGCGATGACGGTAGACCTAATAGTCTGATTGGCGCCAAGTTTGGCGGCTTCGGCAGCAAGTCAGACGACCACAGCGCTACCGTGAAGATTGAAAATGGCGCAATCCAGATCAATAGCTCTGGGGATGCTGAATACGATGCTGAAACGCTAGTAGAAAAAATTGAAAACTATTTGATTGCAAAAAGAGAAAAATCTTTAACTTAGAGAGGTGATATTAATGGACGGCTTTGGCGTCTTTTTGACTAGTTATAAAACCAGTAAAACAATCCAGTTGCCAGTCAATCCAGCTGAACTAAAATTCAATTACGAGAACGATGACCAAAGCGAAACGATAGTCAACTTAGGCGAAATAAATAGACTGGGCAATATTAAGTTAGTAGGAATTACTATCGAATCCGTTTTTCCAAAATACAAAACGACCTATTTAGCTGATGATTCGCCTGAAAAGCCAGATTATTACATTAAGTGGATTAAAAAAATCCAAAAAGCTAAAGGTTTAGTTAGATTAGTTGTTGCCAACACCAAAATAAGCATGTGTATGACGATTGCCAGTTTTAGTTATGGTTTTGAGGATGGCTTTGACGAAGAATATAAGTATACGCTTGAGTTAAAGCAATATCGTAGTTTTAAAGCCGAAAAAGTTAAAAAGAAGAAAAAACATAAGTCTAAAAAAGGTAAAAAGAGAGTTGCGCCACCTAAAAAGTTTGGAATTCATTCAACAGTTATCGTTAATGGACGTTTACATTTAGATTCAAATGGCAATGGAGCTGGCGTTTATGAGAAAAATGCCAAGCGCCAAGTAATTAACATTGCCAAAGGGCATAAGTATCCTATCTGTGTTGGCATTAATGGCATAGCTCGTGGTTGGGTTAAGAAAAGCGATGTGAAGAAAGCATGATAACGACATTTAAGTTAGTGCGTCGTAGTAATCTTTACCGAAAGTCTAAAAAGAATGGTAAGGGAACCACGTATGATTTGCGAAAAGTTGTGGCAAACGTTAAATGGACAACTGACCTTAACTTTAGTGCTGGCGAATTGACGTTTGACTTAATTCAGAAAGCACATCCGATTATCCCTTATACTGGAGACATCATTAAATTTCGTTGGGAACATCATAAAACCTTTTACGGCTACGTCTTTAATTATAAGGTCAAAGAAGATGACACAGTTAGTGTTACTTGCTACGACAAGGAACGCTATCTAAAGAACCAAGACTCAATCGTCTGGCAGTCAGGCACTATTGCCGATCGCTTTAACAACGTCTGCAAACGTGCAGGAATTAAACATAAGGTGGTCGACAAGCCAACGCACAAGGTGGCAGCTGAAGTATGCGATGGTAAAACGTACTTTGACATGCTAAAGAGTGCCATTACCAAAACTTTGAGTGCCACTAAGCACATGTATTATGTTTATTGCAACTATGATACTGTAGAGCTAAGACGTGCGCCCTATAAAAAATTAAAAATCATAATTGGTAGTAAGTCGGCTATGACCGGCTTTTCTTATGCCGTTGATATTAACGACACAGCAAATGTGGTTAAGGTAATACAGAAAGACACGAAAAAGTCTAAGTCGAAGTCAGCCACTGCCAAGCAGGATGATCCGAAACGCACCAGCTTTAAATCAACTAGTGCCAAGGGTAAATCAACTGAACAATGGGGTAAGTTGCAAGTTACGGTCAATAAGAAGAACAAGGCTAACCATGCACAGATGGTTAAACAAGCAAAGGATGAGCTACGCAAGCGTAACAGAGCGAATAAGGAATTGACAGTTGACTGTATCGGCAATGTTGACCTTGTTGCAGGTAATGCCGTGACAATCAAAATTAACGACATTAATAAAACGTTGAAAAATTGCCCTATTCTGAAAGCAGAACATGAATTTGGTACTGACTATATATGTCACTTAACAATGAAAGTAGGTGCGGAATGGCTGGAGAACGCTTAATTAAGATATTAAATAGTCGCGGTGGTAAAGACAGTGACTATGCTGATGTTGTCTATGGTATGGTTACTAGCACGGAGCCATTGAAGGTGCAGCTATCCAATAACATGGTAATTGACGATAACTTTATTGTACTTGGAAAACATATCGGCAAGTTCAAATTATCTGGCAAAGCAACTGTTACTGGCAGTGATGTCATAAAAACCGAAAAAGTCACCTTTAAAGATATGGAATTTGACAATAGCTTAAAAAAGAACGACAAGGTAACCATGATTCGCATGGATGGTGGACAGCAGTTTTATTTGTTTGAACGAGAGGAGGGATAGCATGGACGAAGATGACAATATTATTGTTACTGACGATGACAACATGGACGATGAAAGTGCCGAACTGGAAGATACCGATATTGACACAGATGGCGATGATGATGAGACCTTGGACGATGAACCAACTTTGACTTTTAAAATTGAAAATGGGCGTATCAGAGGCAAGTTTGATGAAAAAAAAGCCATGGCTCAAGCGGTAAACAAAATACTGGAAACAGAGCGTCTAGTATATCCCATATACTCCGATCAGTACGGCAATGACCTAAACGATTTAATTGGTAAAGAGATGGGTTATGCCAAAGTTGAAGCCGAGCGAATGATCAAAGAAGCTTTACTGGCAGATGACCGAGTGGTTGATGTTGATATAGATGAAGTGACTGAAATAAGCCGTGATACCTTAGAGATCAAAGGCACCTGCGTTACGGTGTACGGCAATATTGGCATAGATAGTGAGGTGAGCGTGGATGACACCAGATGAGTTGGCGGAAAGCTACATGGCAGAAGATTATGAGTATTGGCTTGATTTAATGCTAGAAAATGTTCCTGATGATATTGATCAGCGAGAAGGCTCAGTTATCTATGACGCACTGGCTCCCACTGCTATGGTTATGGCACAACAATCTCTAACACGTGCCAATATCATTAAGCAGACTTATATCAAAACTGCGCAAGGACAATTTTTAGATTATCGAGCGGCTGAACATGGCACAGCCAGATATGCAGCGACCCAAACAGAAGTTAAGGCTAAGTTTTTAGATTCGGATGGTAATCCAATTAACAACGTACAGATAGGCGACCAATTTGCCAGTATTGGTGAAACGCCTATTTTTTATACTGTTCAAAAAATAAATGATGATTTGACAGGCGAATTAACTGCCGATGACCCAGGGACTGTAGCAAATTCTTATATAGGTCAAGTACTGCCAGTAACCAGCAACGACAGCTTATCATGGGCTGAAATCACTGAAATAGTGGCTCCTGCTCGTGATGAAGAAACAGATGACCACTTGCGTGACCGTCTGTTAAGAGCAGATGACTGGATTGCTTACGGTGGCAATATTACGGACTATTTAGCTATGCTCAGCAAAATCAATGAAGTTGGAGCTGGTCAAGTGTATCCAGTGTGGAACGGAGCAGGTACGGTTAAATTGGTTATTGTTGACAATAACTTAATGCCAGCTAGTGCTGACTTAGTTAAAAAGGTTAAGAACA